ACGTATCCTGTTATCTCGTCTGGTAAAACGTCTAAAGTAATTATTGTTTCAACTCCAAACGGATTGAATCTATTCTACAAGATGTGGAAAGATGCAACAGAAGGACGTTCAAACTATAAGACAATTGAAGTCCACTGGTCACAAGTCCCAGGTAGAGACTTTGCATGGAAAGAAGAAACAATACGGAACACTTCAGAAGAACAGTTCCGACAAGAATTTGAGACAGAGTTTATTGGTTCAACTGCAACTCTTATCTCTGGTTCTAAACTTAAAACTCTGGCATATTCGAATCCAATCGAAAGTCAAGAAGGTTTGGATATCTTTATTAGACCACAACCTAATAGAATGTATATTGCATGTGTTGATCCATCAGAAGGTGTGGAACAAGATTATTCAACGATTAATGTATTAGATGTAACGGAGTCACCATATGTACAAGTTGCGAAGTATCGCAGCAACAAAATACCACTATTATTTCTTCCTACAATCATCTATTCCTTGGCGAAAAAGTATAATGAAGCATTTGTATTGATTGAGACAAACAGTATTGGTAAACAAGTTGTAGATATTATGCACTACGACTTGGAATATGAGAACATTTATAAAGTAGAACATCATCACATCAAAGGTCAAAGTATCTCTGGTGGATTTAAACGTGCCGCAACATTTGGTGTTCGTACAACTAAATCAGTCAAAAAGATTGGTTGTGCAAACTTAAAAACACTAGTGGAAAATGATAAGTTGATTATTCACGACTTTGATACTATTGCGGAAATGAATACTTTCTCCCGTTATCTGGATACCTATCGAGCGGAAGAAGGAAATAATGACGACTTAGTTATGGGTCTAGTCTTATTTGCATGGTTGGCAGCACAAAGTTACTTCCGTGAATCAACAAATATTGACGTTAGAAAAATCATGTTAGAAGAAAATAACATGTTAGTAGATGAAGATTTGACTCCTGTTGGAATCATAGACAACGGTTTGCAACCCGAAGAATATGACGATGGACAGGACAAATGGCGTTATGCACAAAATTTGGGGTATCCAACATCAAGTTTATAAAAAACTAAATAGACGATAAAGAAAAAATTTGATCCCTCAACTAAAGGAGAAATCCAATGGCATTTAGAAATCCACAGTCTGTTCAACTTTCAGCTGGCGTAAGCGTATCAGAAGTTGACCTGACTACTGTTATACCGTCTACAAGTACCTCTATTGGTGCTTTTGCCGGTCCGTTTTCTTGGGGTCCAGTCAATGAAGTGGTTACTATTTCTGATGAAACTCGTCTTGCTGATCGTTTTGGTACACCAACGTCTAGCAACTATGAATACTGGTTCTCTGCAGCAAACTTTTTAGCATACTCAAACTCACTACGTATTGTCCGTGCCGCAAACACGATATCAACACTTAACGCTACTGCAAATGGCGCAGGTATACTTATTGAGAATAACACAGACTACGAATTAAATCACAGCACAGCAAATACACAAAATGGTCCACTTACTGCAAAATGGGCAGGAGATATTGGAAATTCATTAAAGATTTCTATTTGTCCTACAACTGCTGCGTTTGCATCTAATCTAACTTCAACATCAGCAGTAACATGTAATGCTACATCTGCTGGTGCAACAACAATTAACGTAACTGGTTCAGCAACAGCTAATCTAGTAGTAGGAGATTTAATCTCTTATGACGGTGGAACATCTTATGTTCGTGTTGCAAATCTAACTGCAACTTCAATCGGAATCGGTTCAGCTGTTGGTACAGGTGGTATTGTTGCTGGTACTGCAATTCTACGTAAATGGGAATATGCAGATAACTTCGGTATTGCTCCAGGAACATCTGACTATGCTACTTCAGTAGGTGGACTTAATGACGAACTTCACATTATTGTTATTGATGAAGATGGTAAATTTACTGGCGCAGCAAATACCGTTGTAGAGAAATGGGCATTTGTATCTAAAGCATCTGATGCTAAATCTGCTGATGGTTCGTCAAACTATTATAAGAATGTTATCAACGATAAGTCAAGATATATTTGGTGGACAGGACATCAACCAGGTGGTACTAATTGGGGTACTGCTGCAGCTGGTTTAACATTCACACAAGTTAATAGTAACTTTACTGCATCATTATCTGCTGGTGCAGATGGTACAATTGGTAACGCAGACATCATTGCAGGATACAATAAGTTTGCAAATCCTGATTCAGTAGATGTTGGTCTATTCATTTCTGGTCCAGGTAATCAAACAACAGTTACAAGTATGATTTCTTTAGTAGAAAGTCGTGCAGATGCTGTATTATTCATCTCTCCAACTAAAGCAAATGCTGTAGACAATGCAGGAGATGAGGTAACTGATATTGTTGCATACCGTGACAATTTACCTTCATCATCATACGTTGTTATGGATTCTGGATGGAAATATCAGTACGATAAGTACAATGACGTATATCGTTGGGTACCATTAAATGGTGACATCGCAGGTCTATGTGCTCGTACAGATTTAGAACGTGATCCTTGGTACTCTCCAGGTGGATTCTCACGTGGTCAAATTCGTAACAGCATCAAACTATCATGGAATCCAACACAATCAGAACGTGATGATTTGTACGTTAAAGGAATTAATCCAGTTGTTACTTTCCCAGGTGAAGGTACAGTTCTGTTTGGTGACAAGACTATGTTGAGTAAGCCTTCGGCATTTGATCGTATCAATGTTCGTAGACTATTCATTGCACTAGAAAAAACAATTTCCCGTGCTTCAAGATCGTCGTTGTTTGAATTCAATGACCAGTTTACAAGAGCTCAGTTTGTTTCTATCGTAGAACCATATCTGCGTGATGTTCAAGGTCGTCGTGGTATTACCGACTTCCGTGTAGTTTGTGACGAAACAAATAACACCGCAGAAGTAATTGATCGTAACGAATTCCGTGGTGATATCTATATCAAACCGGCACGTTCAATCAACTTTATCCAACTAAACTTTGTTGCGGTTCGTACAGGCGTAAGCTTTGAAGAAATCGTTGGAAGATTCTAATAAATAAGAGAAACAGGAGAAACTAAATGGCATTTTCAGTAAATGAATTCCGCTCTCAAATGCAAGGTGACGGCGCACGTCCCAATCTATTTGAAGTTGCTATGCCCTTCCCAACTTTTTCATTGCCAGCGAACGCACAAACTAAATTAACATTTATGTGCAAAACGGCGCAGTTACCAGGTTCTACTATGGGTACTGTGCCTGTTCAATATTTTGGTCGTGAACTAAAGTTTGCGGGTAATAGAAGTTTTGCAGATTGGACAATTTCTATCATCAATGATGAAGATTTTGTTATCCGTAACGCATTTGAAAGATGGATGAACGGTCTTAACAGTCACAACTTAAACGTAAGAAATCCTGCAGCACTTTTACAGAGCACTTACGCAGTTGATGCTGAAGTTAAACAGTTTGGTAAACGTGGTAATGAATTAAAGAAATATAAATTTATCGGTTGCTTCCCAACAGATGTATCACCAATCGACGTTGATTGGGGTTCAAATGATGCGATTGAAGAATTTACAGTAACTCTATCATATCAATGGTGGGAATCCATTGAAGATGGTGTGGTCTAATAGGGAGTAGGGGATTTTCCCCTATTCTCTTTTTCTATAGAATGAGAGGTACCTAAAATCGCAATCAAACTTTTCGGATTCACCCTAGGTAAATCAGACATTGTTCAGGAACAACCTCCTGAGCAACCGTCGTTTACTCTACCTACTTCTGCGCTCGATGATGGCGCAGTCACAGTCACTTCCAATGCTTATTACGGCACATATGTTGATTTAGAAGGTTCTGTTCGTAATGAACTAGAACTCATTACACGTTATCGTGAAATGGCTAATCATCCAGAATGTGAAATGGCAATTGATGAAATTGTTACAGAAGCAGTTTCATTTAATCCAACTGGAAGAATAATCAATATTGTCATGGACAATTTGAAACAACCAGACACAATCAAAAAGAAAATTAGAGATGAGTTTGATAACGTCTTAACGATGTTAAACTTTAATAATCTTGCTGATGATTTGTTCAAGCGTTGGTACATTGACGGAAGAATTTATTATCATGTGGTTGTCAATGAAAAGGCACCTAAAGAAGGTATTCAAGAACTACGATATATTGATCCACGTAAGATTCGTAAAGTCAGAGAAGTTGCAAAAGATCGTGACCCAAAGACTGGCACAATGATTATTAAATCTATTGCCGAATATTATGTGTACAATGATCGTGGTACATCAACACAAACATACACCTCACAAGTAAATGCAGGTGTACGTATTTCACCAGAATCAGTTATCAATGTTAATTCTGGTTTAACAGACGCAAAGAATACGTTTGTTATTTCTTATCTACACAAAGCAATTAAACCACTCAATCAACTTCGTATGGTTGAGGATGCAGTTGTTATCTATCGTATTTCAAGAGCACCAGAACGTAGAGTATTCTACATTGACGTAGGTAACTTGCCAAAGGGTAAAGCAGAACAATATCTACGTGATGTCATGGTTAAGTATCGTAACAAGATGGTCTATGATGCAAACACCGGTGAACTACGTGATGACCGTAAGCATATGTCAATGTTAGAAGATTTTTGGTTACCTCGTCGTGAAGGTGGAAAAGGTACAGAGATTACTACATTACCTGCTGGACAAAATCTTGGTGAGTTGGAAGATGTAAAGTATTTCCAAAAGAAACTTTTACAATCACTCAACGTACCTTATTCACGTTTAGAACCACAACAAGGTGGAATGATTGGTCTAGGTCGTGTATCAGAAGTTACCCGTGATGAAATTAAATTCACTAAGTTTATTCAAAGATTGCGTAACAAGTTCTGTCAGATATTTGATAGAGCAATGGAGATGCAACTTGTACTAAAAGGTATTTGTACAAGAGAAGAATGGGCACAGTTCAAAGAGTTTATTCACTATGACTTCATCAAAGATAACAATTATATTGAGATGCGTGATGCAGAAGTTCTTCGTGAAAGACTAAATCTTGCAATGCAAGTCGATCCGTTTACTGGTAAGTATTATTCACAGGAATGGATTAAACGAAATGTTCTACGTTTGACTGATGATGAAATAGCAGAAATGCAAAAGCAGATGGACAAAGAACAAGCAGGACCTGTACTTGCACCTCCACCTGAAACACAGCCTGTTGATAACACACAAGATGATGCGTCTACAACTACTGAGTCAGCTACTCCGCAACTTGATGCAGAAGTAGATAAATACTCACTCAAATAAATACATGTTAAGGAGCCTTAAATGGACATAAGAAATTTTATAGATTTAGTTGGAGCAGGTCAAAATGCAGAAGCTAAAGATGCATTAGACGAAATTCTATCAAGTAAAGCTTTTGAAGCACTAGAAGATCGTAAACAAGCGATTGCTAGTTCTTTATACTCTACCGAACAACCAGAAGTTACTGAAGAAGATGAAGAATCGGAAGAAGTTGTTTACGAAGAAGGCGTAGAACAAGATGGTGAACAACTTGATGAAGTTTCTTTAGAATTGGCACGTAAAGTTTATAAAAAACGTGCGGGAGGTGTAGTAGGTACCGTTGACACTAAAAATCTTACTACTGCACAAGATAAGGCTCAACAAGAAAGAAGTAAAAAAATTATCAACAGTAGATTTGGTAAAAAAGGTAAGGCAATGACTCATAAAGTTGATGTTGAACATGATTACTATGATTAAAAAATAATGAAATCATTATTAGAGTTTAAATCTATTACCGAAGAAGAAAAGGCAGACTACTCTAAGTTTGATGCCTTGATCCGTGCCGGACTTGCAAACAAAGCACAGGTTCAACGTATCCATAAAATCTTAGATAAGATGGGTGAAGAACGTCCAGTATTCAACAATGCTGATCGTGCCATCATGCAAAATCTATTCAACAAAATGGTAGATTTAATCTCTAATAATAAACAGATTTTTACACAAGCACGCCGTGTTGTGCGTGAAGAAATAGAAGAAGGTGTTGTTGCAACATCCGATTTTAAAATTGGTAAAGATGGTCGTAAGATAAGAGCACATCGTATTCATATTGGTAAACGTGATGACGATGATGCTGAAGAACAAAAGATTATGGAAGAACCTTTGGCAATAAAAGATCCTCCTAATGTTCTTCTATTAAAAAGAATTACAACTAGAATGTTTCCAGACGGAACAAAAGTTGCATTGTATTATAATAGATTACTAGATAAACACTTTACTATACCTTATGGTCCTGGTGTTGATTCACCATTGCAAGCTGAAGAATTACAAATGTCTGCATTTGATTCTTTACAAATGGTTCTTGCAAATGAAGAAGATACTGATATCTTATTTGGTGAAGAATACCGTACAGTAAGTTTAGTTGAAGCAAAATCATTATTACGTTTGTATCATAAATTAAGTGAAGAAAACAAACAACGAATGGTTAATCAATTAGATAATCTAGAAATGTTTGATAAATTTACCGAGTATGCATTGAAACAATGAGACTTATAGATGCCTTACTAAGTAATGATTTAATTAAGTTTAAAGAACTGGTTTATGAACAGTTGCATAGTATCGCCGCTCGTAAATTAGAAGAAGAAAAAAAAGAAATTGCTGCAAACCAATTTGAAATAGAATTAGAAGAATTGGAAGAAGGAAACATTGTTACTTCTGGACGTATTCAAAGAATACGCCGTCGTATAAGAAGAAATAAAAAAGGTAGAATTACAGTACAACGTAATGTACGTAGGTCTGCTATTAAAGGTTATAGACTTTCTGGTGGTACCGTAAGACGCATTCCTGTTCAACAGAAAATGCACAAGGCCAGAATGTTAAAAAGGTATTGGAAAACTAAAGGTCGTTCAAAATTAAAACGTACCTTGATGAAAAGAAAAATGTCTATGCGTAGACGCAAATCAATGGGGATAAAATAAAATGCCATTAGAGCTAACTAACTCGTTAAGAAATCATTCTATTGCAAGGGCTACTGGTCCAGGTACATACACGATTGCTCTTACCGACCTAAGAAAAAATACAACAACAGAAACGGTTACAACGGCTGATATCAAAAGAATAGTTTGGTCAACAAATGCTAACATTTCAATTGTTCGTAATAGTGTTGAGTTAGTATCTCTACACAATACAGGTGAAATGCGTTTTGACGATTGGAATCATTCAATTGCAAATAACAACAATCAAAGTATTGTAATTACTATTGTAACTGGTGGAACAATTGTTGTTGAACTATCTAAACAATCAACATTCAATGTTGATCCAGTAACAGGAGCAACTCTATAATGAAATTAATTACCGAACAAATTGAGAATGTAAAATATCTCACAGAAAAAACCGAAGATGGTAAGAAAAGATTATACATCGAAGGTACATTTTTAGTTGGTGATGCCGTTAATAAAAATAACCGCATGTACAAGATGGATACATTGCGTAATGAAGTTGAAAGATACAATGAAGAATTTATTAAGACCAATCGTGCATTAGGTGAACTTGGTCATCCAGATACTCCTACTTTAAATCTAGAAAGAGTATCACACAAGATTGTTTCTTTAGCAGAAGATGGTAACACATTCTATGGCAAAGCAATGATCCTAGAAACGCCATACGGTCTGATCGTCAAAAACTTTATTGACTCTGGTGTTAATCTAGGAGTATCATCCCGTGCAATGGGTTCTGTTACCATGACCAAAGAAGGTTATAATTTGGTACAAGATGACTTGAGACTTGCAACTGCGGCAGATATTGTAGCTGATCCATCTGCTCCAGGTGCATTTGTCAACGGTATTATGGAGAACAAAGAGTGGTTGTTTGTCGAGGGACGTTTTGTGGAAATGGATATTGATGACGCAAAAAGACAAATCAAACAGGCATCTAAACAACAAATAGAACAAGTGGCACTAAATCTATTTGAAAATTTTCTCAGAAAACTTTAATTTTATAAATATTCAATCATAAAAGGAGAACCTTAAATGGCAACCAACAAATTACTAGAAGCAGCAGCTGACATTCTTGCAGGAAGCAAGAAATCCGCTTCAGCTATGCCTCCAGCAAAACTTCCAGGTACAGAAGTGGACTTGGGCGGACCAACACCACAAAATAGCAAACCAATGGACGACTCAAATAAAATTGATACGACTAAGGCTGCTAAGAGTGCAACTGCTCCAACAACAAAACCATCAGCAGCATCTTCTGACACTCAGAACCATCCACAAGGTGGCAAGAAAACAATGAAGGAAGATGAAGAACAAGAAGAAGAAATAATTATTGACGATGAAGAATCAGTTGATAATCTTCTTGACGAAAAGAAACAATGGAAAGAAAAGATGAAAGAAGATGTTTCGGCACTTTTCTCTGACGACTCTACCATTTCCGAAGAATTCAAATCTAAAGCATCAACAATTTTTGAAGCACGTATCAATGACCGTGTTGCACAAATTGAAGAAGAAGTAGAAGTTAGATATGCTTCTATGTTCGAAGAAGCTGTAGAAGAAATCAAAAATGATCTAACAACTAAAGTAAATGACTACCTAGAGTATGTTGTTGAACAATGGTTGGGAGACAATGAAATTGCAATCGAATCTGGACTACGTTCAGAAATCACAGAAGAATTTATTGCTGGTCTACGTAATCTATTTGCAGAACACTATATTGATGTTCCAGAAGATAAGGTTGACTTAGTGGATGAATTAGCAGGTAAAGTTGAAGAACTAGAAGATAAACTTAACGAAGAAATCGAATATGGTATCGAGTTAAGAAAAGCTTTAGTTGAATCAACTAAGTCTGAAATTGTTCGTAACGTATGTGAAGGTCTAACGGCAACTCAAGTTGAAAAGATTAAAACACTCGCAGAGGGTGTAGATTTTTCCACAGAGGAAGAATATACAGAGAAACTTGAAACTATCCGTGAAAACTATTTCCCATCAGGTATAAAGAAAGCTGATGTGGCACAACTACACGAAGCAGTTGACGATACTGACGGCGAAAAGAAAATCATTAATGATCCATTCGTTGCAGCAGTATCACAAGCAATTTCTAAAACAAGAATTTAATTAAACAAAAAACAAGGAGACTTACATGTATTTGTCTGAAGGCTTACAGCAAAAATGGGACTCAGTTCTTAATCACCCAGAACTCCCAGCAATTAAAGATCCATACCGTAAAGCAGTTACGGCATTGGTTCTAGAGAATCAAGTAACATCAATGCAGAAGGAAGGTCAAATCCTTACCGAAGCAGCACCAACTAACTCGTTAGGTGGTACAGGTTTTTCAGGTGGTTCAACTGCAACAGGTCCAGTAGCTGGTTTCGATCCAATCATCATTTCTTTGGTTCGTCGTTCACTACCTAACCTTATCGCTTATGACGTTTGCGGCGTTCAGCCAATGACTGGTCCTACAGGATTAATCTTCGCAATGCGTACACGTTATGCAAATCAGTCTGGAGACGAAGCATTCTATAACGAAGCTAATACTCGTCACTCAGGTGCTGAATCTGCAACAGCAACAACATACGATCTACAATCAAATACTGCTACATCTGATAACGTATTTGCTAATACAATCGTTGCAGGACCTCCTATGACTACAGCATCTGCTGAAGCATTAGGTACATCTGGTTCAGTAGCATTTGAAGAAATGGCTTTCTCAATCGAGAAAGTAACTGTAACTGCTAAGACACGTGCTCTAAAAGCAGAATACTCAATGGAACTTGCACAAGACTTGAAAGCAGTTCATGGTTTAGATGCAGAAACAGAATTGGCTAACATCCTTTCTTCTGAAATTCTTGCTGAAATCAACCGTGAAGTTGTTCGTACAATTTACTCTGTTGCTAAGACAGGTGCTCAAGTTGGTACAACTACTGCTGGTACATTCAATCTTGACACCGACTCAAACGGTCGTTGGATGGTTGAAAAGATCAAAGGTCTAGCATTCCAAATCGAACGTGAAGCTAACACAATTGCAAAGACAACTCGTAGAGGAAAAGGTAACATGGTTATCTGTTCATCAGACGTTGCTTCTGCTCTTGCAATGGCTGGTATCCTAGATTATCAATCAGCATTAAACGGTCAAGTTAATCTAACAGTTGACGATACTGGTAACACATATGCAGGTACATTGTTTGGTCGTATCAAGGTTTACATTGATCCATACTTCCCAACTGGTGCTTCATCTGAGTTCGCTGTTGTTGGTTACAAAGGTACTAACGCTTATGACGCTGGTATTTTCTACTGCCCATACGTTCCTCTACAAATGGTTCGTGCAGTTGATACTGGTTCATTCCAACCAAAAATTGGTTTCAAGACTCGTTACGGAATGGTTGCAAACCCATTCGCAGAGGGTACAAACCAAGGTTCTGGTTCATTGAATCGTCAGTCGAACTACTACTACCGTGCAATCAAGATCGCAAACTTGATGTAATTAGTAGACAAAACATAATAATAACTATAACATGTTTCAGAGGGATCTTCGGATCCCTCTTTTTTTCGCATATAAATATATACATTAGTTTCACTCAACCATAGAATATAACATATGAGTTCATGTTTACCAGGCGGTGAAGGTACGTCATTCTTACATGGTAATAAGTTTCAATTAAACTTTACCCGTGTTCCATATCTTCAATATTTCTGTCAATCAGTTAATCTCCCAGGAGTATCTCTTGGTGAGATACAAAGGAACACTCCTTTTGTTGACATCTATTCTCCAGGTGAAAAAGCAATTTATGAAATATTGAATGTAACTTTTATTGTTGATGAGAATTTAAAGTCTTGGTGGGAAATACATGACTGGATTCGTGCAATGACATTCCCAACAACCTTTGATGAATATAAAGGTTTAAATCAACTATCACCTCTTGCAGATAAAGAGTTTCCGCAATTCTCTGATGCACATTTAAGTATTTTAACATCGGCAAACAATCCGAACTATCGTGTTAAGTTTGTGGATTGTTTCCCAATATCATTATCGTCTATAATGTTTTCCGCAACGGATACTCCAGACAATATCATTACTGCCGACGCATCATTCAGATTTTCTTATTTTAATATTGACAAAATGTAAAAGATAGTTTATACTCTCCATAAAGGAGATTACTTTATGAAACAACTTGACGAACTATTAGAAATGTGGCGCAAAGACTGTGACATTGATCGCACAGAACCAGGTAAAGCACTTCTAGACATACCCAAACTACACAGCAAATATTTGACTATTCTTTCTAAACATAAAATGTTAGGGAAGGATGCTGAGTTTCAACTTAACCGTTGGAAGAAAATCAAATGGGAATATTATACTGGTAAGTTTGATGATGGAGAACTGAAGAAATATGGTTGGGAACCATTTCCATATACTCTCAAATCTGATCTCAATACATACTTAGATGCAGATGAAGATATAAACAAATACAAAGCAAAGAAGTTATTGCATGATGAAGTTGTAGATGTTTGTACATTCATTCTTAAAGAGTTAAACTCTCGAACATATCAATTACGTGACTTTATAACATGGGAAAGATTCATCCAAGGTGTCTAATATAATTCTTCACAAACGTAACGAAGCATTCATACAATTTGAATGTGATCGTGGTACAGCACAAGAGTTAAGTGATTACTTTACTTTTTTTGTACCAGGGTATCAGTTC